AAGAAGAGACTGGACTTCTGGTACAGTATACGATGAGTACGCGCATGACTATTCATCAACAAATGCTGCCGCCAGTGGTGCAACATCACTTTCTGCCGCAACATACTATGTTCTGACAGATGATTACAACGTCTACAAAGTTATTGATAATAACTCTGGTGGCGCATCAACTACAAAACCAACTGGTACTTCAACTGGTTATATCACAACTGCAGATAGTTATGTATGGAAATATATGTACACAATTTCTGCCGCTGATGCTCTGAAGTTCTTGTCAACAGACTTCATGCCAGTGAAATTCATTGCTTCTGATCCAGGCGCTGGACAACCATACAAAGAACAGTATGATACACAGCAAGCGGCAACAGATGGTGAAATTAAGAAAATTAATATCACTGCCGCAGGTTCTGGATATACATCAGCACCTACAGTTACTATTACTGGTGATGGTACAGGCGCAACAGCAACAGTAACCGTTTCTGCTGGTTCTATCAATTCAGTAACTATTACCAACGCAGGTTCTGGTTATACTCAAGCAACTATCACTGTATCTGGTGGTGGAGGTTCTGCTGGAGCATTGAAAGCAATCATTTCACCTGAAGGTGGACATTCATCGAATGCTATTCATGAACTTGGTGGATTCTATGTAATGAACAATGTAAGACTTGAGTACAATGATGGTTCTGGTGACTTCCCAGTTTCTAATGACTATCGTAGAATTGGTCTTGTTCGTGATCCATTTAACTATGGTACTACTACTGTTGCTACAGATACTACAAGAACAGCAACTAAGTCTATCACTTTTGAGAGTGCGGGTCTTACTGGAACATTTGTAGTTGATGAAACAATCACAGGTGGTTCTTCATCTGCATCTGCGAAAGTAATTGATTGGGATTCTAGTAACAGAATTCTACGCTACTATCAAGATGTGAATACTGGATTTACTTCATTCACTGGTGCTGAGACAGTATCAGGTGGAACTTCTTCTGCCGCAGGTACTATCAATGCACTAAACAATCCTGAAGTAGAACCTGACAGTGGTGATATCATGTATCTAGAACATAGACGCCCGATTAATCGTGCATCTGACCAGATTGAAGATATCAAACTAGTCATTGAATTCTAGTCTAAATAGTAGAATAGAAAGATACCGGAGCAATAAATGGCAGTTATAGATTTTAATGTAGACCCTTATTATGATGATTTTGAAGGCGCGGGTGGTGCTAAAGCGAAGAATTTTCATCGTGTACTCTTTCGTCCTGGATTTCCTGTTCAGGCGAGAGAGTTAACCCAACTACAGTCGATTTTACAAAATCAGATTGAGAGACATGGACGACATGTCTTTAAAGAAGGTTCGATGGTTATTCCTGGCGACATCGCTTTCGACTTTGAATATGATTTCATTAAGATACAATCAACATTTAATGCTCAGAACGTAGAAAGTTATAGAACAGATTTTTTAAACAAGATTATTACGGGTTCAGAGACAGGCGTTAAAGCGAAAGTTATTGGAACTTTAGCGGCCACCTCTACTACACCTTTAACCCTGTATATTAAATATGAAGATAGTGGTACTGATGGTGCAACCAAAAGATACGCTATTGGTGAAAATGTTACATCTTTGAATGCAGATAATACTGTTGCAAAAAATCCAGATATGACTGCTGACCAAACTACAGAACTAACAGCATCACTATTAACAACTGGTACTGTTATGTCTACACAACCTGAAGGCACACCTGATATCGACTTCTTTGACCCTGCGGTAATGACTGCCGCAGGTAATAGTGATACTGTTGGTAGAGGTTCTGCAATTCAAATTCAAGCAGGTGTTTATTTCATCAATGGATTCTTTGTCGCAAACGAAGCGCAAAGAATTCTGCTTGAACCATATCACAACTATCCATCTTTTCGTGTAGGATTTCAAGTATCACAAACAACAGTAACACCTGAAGAAGATGCTACACTAAAAGATAATGCACAAGGAGCATCTAACTTTGCCGCTCCTGGCGCACATAGATACAAAATTAATCTTACACTAACAAAAAAATCACTTACAGCGACAGATGATGTAAACTTTATTGAACTCGCAAGATGTGAGCAAGGACAGATTTCTAAACTTGTTGAAAAAGCAAACTACAACTTCTTACAAGAAGAATTTGCAAGAAGAACATATGATGAAAGTGGCGACTATGAAGTTAAACCTTTTAGACTTGATATTCGTGAACACTTTAATGACGGCACCAACAGAGGTGTGTGGGATGCAAACGCAGACACACCAGGTGATAGAGCAAAACTTGCTCTTGGTATTGAACCTGGTAAAGCATATGTTCAAGGTTACGAAGTCGAAAGTAAAATTACAAAGTTTGTTAATGTTCCTAAACCAAGAACATTCAACTCTGTTGTAGATACACCAATTCAGACAGATGTTGGTAATTATGTTCTAGTAAACACACTAACTGGTGCCGCAGATATCAATGATTTTGCAGAAGTATTCATCTATGATGATTTTATAGATGGTTCACCTGCAGTAATTGGTAATGCAAATTTAAGAGGTATTCAGTTGCATGATGGCGATTACACTGGTGACATTGATGAAGTTACATATAAACTCAGTATTTTTGACATTCAAATGAATGATGGAAAAGATTTTGCTAGAGATGCTAGAGCATTTGGTGACAGTTCAACACCTTCTTCTGCTACATTCTCATGTGAGATTGAACCTAAACTAGTAACACTATCTGGTACTGCTTCAACTGTAGATGCGGATGCTACTGTAACTGGTGTTGGTACTGCATTCAACTCTCAAGTTCGCGCTGGTGATGTATTATTCTTGACAACCACAACAGGTGATGTTAGAATTGGAGAAGTGGATACTGTTACTAATAACTTAGAATTAGAACTAACTGCTAACACAACAACCGCCGCAGGTAATGTTGTTAGTGGTGGTATTCTCAAGCGTTTTTCTGCAGAACTTTTAAGACCAGACCAAAAAATTCTAGTATTCCCTACTGGATACTTTAGAATGAGAAAAATTCGTGGTTCTGATGCACAGAATCCAGATAACGTATTGTCATCTACTTACACTGTACGAAGACACTTTGATGTTGCGTATAATATTGCCGCAGGTGCCGCACAGTTTACTGTTCCAGATAACGAATCCTTTGCCTCTGTATCGAACTTACAAAACTTTATTGCAATTATTACTGCTACAGGAACTGGTACTGCACTAGCAACTCAAGATGTTGGTGCAATCTTACCTATTGCATCTGGTGACTTAGCACTTAGTAATGGTGGTAGAACACTAACAATTAGTAATCTACTAAGTAAGACCTTACCATCTGGTGCAAATCCAACAAACGGTAACTCGGTTGAAATTATTGCTTCTGTTGAAATTTCAGGTGCCGCTGGTGCTGAAAAAACAAAAGCACTACAACCAAATTCCACAGTTCAGATTACAACTCAAGCGGCCGCGCAAAACACAGAGATTACTCTTGGTAAAGCAGATGGGTATGCTCTCAAGTCTGTCAAAATGGCGGCAGACTTTAGCACTAATGCTACTTCATCTGACCAAGACATCACTGATAGATTTACATTTGATAACGGTCAAAGAGATGCGTTTTATGACTTAGCACGAATTATACTTAAACCGGGTCGTCCTGCGCCTACAGGGCGTCTACTAGTAACATTTGATTACTTCACTCACTCTGGTGGAGACTACTTCTCAGTAGACAGTTATGACGGTGTTGTAGATTACGAAGATATTCCGATATATTCATCACCTGATGGAGATGGTAATACATATGACTTGCGTGACTGTTTAGACTTTAGACCAAGAGTTCAAGATAGTGGAGGATCATTCACAGGTAGTGGTGGTTCTGTCACTGAAATTCCTATGATTGGTACAAACTTCAATGCAGACTTTACATACTTCTTAGGACGTATCGATAAGATTGCAATGAACTTTGATGGTAAATTCATTAGAATACCTGGAGTTCCTGATATTTCTCCTAGACCACCTCTTGACCTTGGCAAGGCGATGACACTTTTTGAAGTGACGTACAAACCTTATGTTATTAATATTTCAGAAGTTGTTGCGAGAAAGATTAAAAATAAACGCTACACTATGAAAGATATTGGCAGACTTGAAACTAGAATTTCCAATCTTGAAGAAGTCAGTTCACTCAACTTGCTTGAGAAAGCAACAACCGATTTGCTAATATTAGATGCTGACGGTAATCCAAGACTGAAGAATGGTTTCATTGTAGATAATTTCAAAGGTCACGGAATCGGTAATGTAGGTTCTCCTGATTATCGTGTTGCTATTGATATGAAAAGAAAGCAAGCGCGACCAATGGCACATACTGAAATTGTGAAGATGGTCGAAGAGAACTCTACAGATGCACAAAGAACTGCCGCAAACTATAGAAAACATAGAGATGGTATTATTACTTTAGATTATAGTGAAATACCATTTATTGAAAACCCATATGCTTCAGACAGCATGGAAGTCAATGCGTATAAAGTTTCTCCATATACTGGAGAGATGATACTTACACCTGCTTCTGATGATTGGAAAGATACAACTCGCAGACCTGACCTTGTGGTTGTTGATGACAACAACTTTGATGCAATTCAATTCTTAGCAGATGAGATTGGCGTTGAAGGTACAGTTTGGGAATCATGGCAAGACAACTGGTTCGGTGAGCAAATCTTCACTGGCGAACGAGTAATTGGTAGTGGAGTATCAGGAGGATGGAATGGTAACATTCTACAGCAAGTAGGTACTCAACAAGTAGGACAAGTCCGTGAAGGTGTAGAAACTAAACTTTTAAACTCAACAGTTGATAAACCAATGGGTGATAGAATTGTAGATATGTCTATGATTCCGTATATGCGTGAAATACCAATTCATGTTCAAATTGATAACATGAAACCTAGAACTAAAGTAAATGCATTCTTTGATAATGTTAATGTGAACGCATATGTTAAACCTGACGATAAATTTACTGTGACTGCTCCAAACAGAACAGACTTCCAGTTTGATCCACTACAAGACCCTGGAGTTGAATTCGACACAGACGATGCTCGTTACTTTGGTACTTTCGTAGACCCAGATTCCGATATCGCATATCCTGCACTTGCATTTGCTCTTGGGGATGTTGTAAGAAACTCTGTTCACACAGCAACTTCAATATCAAATGTAGCGAAAGTTGGTAATACTGTAACTATTACAGCATCTAGTGTATCAGGTATTTCAGTTGGTCATGTAGTTGAATTTGCAAGTATTGTGGGTTCAACAGAACTTAATGATGGTAAATATAGAGTTGAGAGTGTAGATACTGGAACAAGCACATTTACGATTGTTAATTTTGATGCAACTGGTACACCAATCACTACTGTATCTGCATACACTTCCGGTGGTACTGTAACTAGACTTCAAGCATCTGGTGTTGTCAGTTATGCTGGACATCTAAACACAGAAACAGCAGATACACTTCCTCATACATTCCATGTTTCTAATATCAAGAATGGTTTTGCAATCGGTGATGACCTTACGGGTACTATTGACAATGCGCTAGGTGCAAAGAACTTGTGTGAAATCACAGCAATTAATAGTGTATCAGATGGTACTTCTACAGATGTGTATAAAAACTTAAAACAGTTTGGTGATGATAATATCACTGATAATGAAGGTACTTATACTGGTGTATTTGTTGTTCCTAATACTGATACTGTTAAGTTCAGAACTGGTGATAGAACACTAAGATTTATTGATAATAATACAAATAATATTGAAATTGGTATTCACACTACAAAAGCAGAAAAGATATTTCATGCAACAGGTATAAACGAAACAAGAGAAGAAACTATCTTGTCTCTTAGACAAGCAGAATTTGTTCGTGACCGACTGCAAGAAGAGCGCGAAATTTCAAGAAACATTACTGGTTCAACTCGCTTTCAAAGAACTTCTAGAGTTCAACCGCCTCCATCTGCAGATGGTGGTGACGGCGGTGACGGCGGTGGTTCAGGTGCAGGCGGCGGTTGCGGTCAGCACGATCCACTAGCACAAACTTTTGTGATTAACGAAGCAAAAGATGGTGTTATGATTACTAAAGTTGACTTGTATTTCAATGAAGCAGGTACGAGACCTATCATTATTCAGATGGTTAACACAAAAGACGGGTTCCCATCAGAAAAAATTATTCAACAAAAAGTAATTGACGTTGCAGATGTGAAAGTATCTACTGATGCAACTGTTCCAACAACTGTTGTGTTTGATAGTCCAATCTTCTTAGCGGGCGATGTAACATATGCAATCTTGATTAAAGTTGACCAACCTGGATGTAAAGTATTCTTCTCTGATATTGGCGAGAGTAATCTCGGAGACAACAGAACAATTTCTAGAAACCCATTGACTGGTACTATGTTCTTGTCTCAGAATGGTAATACATGGACACCTCATCAGACTAGAGATATCAAAATGACAATGTATCGTGCATTGTTTACGGGTAGTGTTGCAGTAATGGACTTTAAGAACGTAAGAAATGGATTTACTGTTCTGAATAACAACCCATTTGAAACAGCACCGAACACTAATAAAGTTCGCGTAACGCAAAGAAATCATGGTCTCTCAGTTGGAGATAAAGTGACAATTGCTAATGTTGCTCCTGGATTCTATGGCGCAAACTCTACCACAAACGGTATACCTCATACAGAGTTTAATAAGCAACATACTGTTGTGGGACCTGTAACAAATGACACTTATGTTATCGAAGTTACTGCAGGAAATGTTGTAAATGGTATTGCTGGATTATCTAGTGATACTGTGGGGGGAGGTAATGTTCAAGCAACTAGAAACTTTATTGCTGATATTATTCAACCTACTCTGACAAACATTCGTTTTGCACAATCATCTTTGACATATGATATGAATGTTCAGAAAAAAGCAGGAAACATTTTCACTGGATTTAAACCAGTACAAGAAAATCAAAATCAAATATATGATGAACCTATGATTATTGAATCCAAAGAAAATGAAAGTGGAACTGTTGGTTACTCTGCTAGAATTAGAGCAACATTCAATACACTGAATGATTTTGTATCACCAATGATTGATTCCCAGCGTATATCTCTATGCTGTATTCAAAACAGAATTGATAATAGAGTTGAAACAGATGTTAATCTAAGCACACATGATGATAGAACTGCAGTAAGTGCAGATACTAATGTTGCATTCTCAAATACAAATGGTAATATTACTACAACAAATAGTGCAACAAGAGATTTGTTTGATACTTTAGATATTGGTAAGTATATTACAATATCGGGTGCCGCAAACGCTGGCAACAATCAAAAGTACTTGATTAGTAATTATAAGAATGATGGTACAACTGCAACTATCACAACAACACCAGTACCTGCTACTGATGAAGCGGCATCTAATGCAGTCACTATTGTACAGCATGAAAAGTATTTACATGATATTGCTCCAGCGGGAGCGAGTAATCTAGCAAACTATGTGACTAGAAGATTTACTCTTCAAAATCCTTCTACAGCAATTAAGATATTGTATGAAATGAATAGACCTGCTTCTTGTACTGTTGATGTATACTATAAGAGAATTACTGATGGTACTGAACAAAAGTTTGAAACTATTCCTTGGGCAAAAGTTGATACTGAAATATCAGATAGCGCAGATGGTGATCCTACAGTTTTCCGAGAGAGAACACATCTAGTAGAAGGATTAGCAGAGTTTTCTGCTGTTGCAATTAAGATTGTCATGAAATCAACAAACACATCGTTTGTACCTAAAATTAAGAACCTTAGAGTTATAGCATTGGCACTGTAATATGAAAAACTTTATACAAATAGAAGGTCATCCTGACCTAGTTAGAGAGAAAAATAGCAAAGGTGTTATTAACACTAATTCTGTTGAATATCAGAAATACATGACAGTTCAACTCGCTAAAAAGTCTGAAAAGATGAAAGTGCAGAATATGTGTGATGAGATAAATACTCTTAAAGATGAAATGCGAGATATAAAACGTATGCTCATTCAAGTATTGGAGAAGTAATATGGCAGTAGTAGTAGTAAACACAACGGACAGTTTAGAACAGTGGAGACAGAAGACTAATACTATCTCTACTAACTTAGGTGATCCTGCATCATTGACAACAACTGCTACAGATGTCGTGGGCGCAGTGAATGAACTTGATAATGAACAGGGAGATTTGACTACATTGACTACTGCTCAGAAATCAAATTTAGTAGGTTCACTAAATGAGTTGAAGACAGACTTAGACAACTTAGCATCTGCTAATGCATTGTCTAGACCTGTATTGATTGCGTTTGCATAACTATGGCACTTATTGACTTTACAAGACTGATTAGTTTTAAAGAATGGTTTAATAATACTAATACTTTAGGTAATGCAGTTGGTGATCCAGATGGAATTAACGCAGACTTAGGTAGTAACTTAGTAAATGCCGCTAATGTTATACAAGCAGATTTGGGTGATATAACAAGTATTGATGTGACACTTAGACCAAATGGAAATGAAAATTTTGTAGAAGCGCACAATGAATTAGGAAATGAAATTGGTAGATTTCGTATTTCAGAAGCAGAACCACAAGCATACGACATGCATCCTATCGCAGTATTTGGTTCAGATAGTGATTTAGATGCTCATGGGTTTGTTGAATAAATAGTAGAAAATAGAGGAAAAAAATGGCAAATGATTTCGAAAATAGAATTGCTAGTGGAGTAGGAACTGCTAGAACTGATATGTATACTACACCTTCCGCAGTAGGTAAGCGTAGTATGATTATTGGTCTAGAACTGGCAAATGTTACTGTTTCTGCTATTACTGTAGATGTTGAAATATACGATGATTCCGCGTCATCATATGTAGTAATAGGAAACAACATAAACATTCCAGCAAACTCAACACTATCATTTATTAGTGGACAAAAGATTGTACTGAATGAAAGTGATAAATTAGCAGTGACAAGTAGTGCATCAGCATCATTGAATGCTATTGCAAGTATTCTAGAGGATATCTAATCATGGCGAAGTATGTAGGAGCGCAACCAAGAGTATCAGGTAATAGAATTGATGGTGGTACAATCACCACTTTTCAATCGACAGGTATTGATGATACTGCATCGACTACTACTAACCTGACGATTACTGATACAACTCAAACGCAGACTGGTAATATTGTAAATACTGCAACTACCGGTAATCATACGTTTGACACAGATACGTTTGTCATTGATACAACAAACGACAGAATTGGTATCAATGTTGCATCTCCAACTGTTGCTCTTGACATAGTTGGTGATGGAATTAATGTATTTTACACTGATGATGGTGCAACAGCAAGTCCTACAATAACTCTTACAAGAGATAGTAATACTCCTGCCGCTGATGATATATTAGGTAAATTCAAATTAGAAGGTAAGAACTCTGCAGATGAAACTGTAACTTATGCAGAAATGTATGGTCATATTAAAGACCCTACTGATGGTGCAGAAGAAGGTGAGTTTGACTTTAATGTTATGTCGGGAGGAACACTCAAGTCTGTTTTGATGCTTACTCCTGACGAAGTAACTATCAATGATGGACAAGTAGGACTAGATTTTCATGTTAAAGGTAATGCCAATGATAATCTGCTATTTGTAAACACAGCAACTTCAAAAGTAGGTATTGGTACAACGTCTCCTACTGAAATTCTACATGTTGTTGGTGATGTTAAGATTGATGGAACAATTACATTCTCTGACCAAGCGGCGGGGTCTGGTGCCGCAACATTTACAATTCAAGATGAAAACAATGCAGATAGTGCCGCACAAGCAAGATTGAACTTAACAGATTCCGATAGTGATATTCTAGGTACTGTGCGTCTTACTGATGGCGATATGGTAGTTGGTGCTGATGACCAGTTAATTCTTGCAACAGATACTAATAATTCATATGGTGAGTTGAAGTCTACTGTCATGTATGCTCACAAGAGACTGCCTGAAGCAGTTCGTGTATCTAATAGTTCTAACTTGACAATTACACCTCTGTCAAATCCAGAATACTTCTCAGAACAAACTGCATGTACTATTGCATCATCAAACTCTGGTGATATGAGTAGTTTCTCAGTTGGTGATGTATGTAAGATTGAAGGTTGTACTAATGCCGCAAATAATCAGTTGACAAGAATTATGGCAATCAGTGGCGATACATTGACAGTACATGGATTCAGAACTTCATTTGTATCAGAAAGTGGAGGGTCAATCACACTTTCAGAAGGTGGCGGTCCTTGTATGCATATTCCACCATATGTGAACTTTACATATGCTTCATTTCCACAAAACGAGAACACTTCTAGAGTTGCAACAATGCGTTATGTGCGTACAGCAATCTCAGAGTTGATTGATAGTTCACCAGGCGCACTTGATACACTGAATG